GCTCTGCATCTTCCCTGCGCATACCGTAGCGCAAGAGGAAGAAGAGGTCGTTACGTGCCAGATTTGCGCAGTGGGACAACATTGCCTTGGGCGGCTGCTTCCTCAGCAAGTGCCATAGTGTCGGATAGTCCGACAACTTCGATAGTGGTGTGAGCATCCTTCTTTATCATCTTCTCGTCTTTCTGGCTTAGGCGCTGCTTACCCAGCCAGATGAGCATCGTCTTGTCACCATCCCGCGCCAGCTTCATCTGCGCCTGCCGCAGCATCGTGTTGCCCGACTCCACGCCCTTGTCGTGCGCTTCCCTGAACTTCTTCTCACCCATCCTGCGCTGGATAGTGTTCTTATGCACGCCGAAGTAGGCAGCTATCTCCCCGGCTGAGGGGTCCAGGACGCAAAAGTTCTCCAGCTTCTCGAGGTCGATGTGTTTACGCGGCGGCATTTTGTCCGTCTACGACACCAACGACGCCCATCTGCTCCATGCGCTCGAGGATGACGGCGCAGTATTTGGGCTCGATTTCCATACCGTAGCAGGTGCGGTTCAGTTGTTCGGCGGCTACCATCGTGCTACCTGAACCCAAAAAAGCATCCACAACAATGTGACTCGGCTCTGTGCTGTTGCCTATGGCCCTGGTGGCCAGTTCTATTGGTTTCTGCGTTGGGTGGTATGTGTTGGACGAGGCTCTGTCATACTCCCACAGCGTGACCTCGTTATTCTGACCATGCCAGCGGGCTGATTGCCCCTTTTTGTGTGCGTAGTAGCAGGGCTCATGCTTCCCTTTGTAGTGCGCAGACGTGACGAATTGAGCATGATTTTTTGCCCAGATAATCTGGGCGGTTATTTCATATCCTGCGGCTGCGGCTGCGGCTGCGGCTGCGTGTCCATCAGCATACCACAGGTACAGCGGCGCCTTTTTGTCTACGACCCCGGCGATGACCGGTAAAGCCTTTGCGTATATATCCGTGCCGACGTGGTCACCGTCCAACTTGTTACGCTTCTTTGCTCCTCCGTCATAGCCGACACCATAGGGCGGGTCTGTGAAAATCATCTGCCCCACATCCTCTAGCATCAGCCTTTTGAAGTCCTCCTCGCTGGTGCTATCGCCACACATCAGCCGGTGCCGCCCTACCTGCCACACCTGCCCACGCTCCGTCTGCCACTTTTCTCGCAGCTCCTCGGCCTGGTCTACCTGTGCCTCTGGTGCTTCCTGCGGCGTCAAGTCCTTCAACATCTTGTCCAGCTCGGCTGTGGTCCACAAGTCCTCGAGGTTGACGCCCTGCTGCAGGTCGGTGAGTATGACTTCGGCGTCGAAGTCGAGGTCGAGTTCTGCCACGCGGTTGTCGGCGTAAGCGAGTTCTCGGGCCTTGTTGTCTTTAGCGAGGTCGAGGTCTGTGCGTTGAACGGCTACCACCTGGTTGCCGTCTGTTTGTACTACCACCACTTCATCCAGGCCGATGTCTGCTGCTGTCTCTGCTGTCTTGTTCCCGGCTATGATAGTGCCGTGCTTGTCCAGCAAAATGGAGCGCCCGGCCCCGTATGTGCGCAACGACTCCTCGAGGGCGTGACGTCCGCGCTCTGTGCCCTTGTTGGCGTTCCTGGGGTCGGGTGTGAGTTCTGATATTTGCATAAAACGCAAAAAGCCCTGCACTCCGGTTAAGGAGATGCAGGGCTTCTCTGAGCCTCTGGGTTGCGGTTATTAGGCGCTCTCTGGCGCTCTGATTTTATTCAGGCGTTTACACCGGGGGCATACGATTTCGATGTATGAGCCGGGTGTCAGTTTGAGCAACATCTTGCCACAGGGACACCTGTGCGTGTGTGTCCGTTCTTTTAACGTAGCACATGTGCTTGCGGGTTTCAAGGGGTCTTATAGCCGCGCCAGGGCTTTGTTCCTGCGCAGTTGTCGATACGCGCCCTCGAGCACCTGGCGCACGCGCTCTCGAGAGATGTCGTGTGCGTCACCTATCACCTGGTATGATTGCGGGGTGTAGGGGTCAATGCCGTAGTGTCGGCGTATGATGTCTGCGGTTCGGGGGGGCAGGACTTCTATTGCTGCGGCGATATGGTCGCAGGCGTCGTTCTCGAGGGCTTGCTCATCCGGTGCGGGGATGTCATCGGGCAGGTTGCACAGCGCCCGGTGTTCGGGGTCGTCCAGGGATTTGACATACATCGCCTTTGCGGCGGTTTTTACTTGCTCTTTCTGCGAGGGGGTAAGTTCATCCTCCCTGCCGTTTTGTAAGCGCATACGGTCGCGTATGACGTTTTGGGGTATGCGTATGGTGCCGTCGCTGCCAGCCTTCTGTATCGCCTGGCGTATCCACCATACGGCGTATGTCATAAACTTCACCCCCTTGTCAGGGTCGAACTTTTCTGCGGCACGGATGAGGCCCGTCCATCCTGCGGCAATCCTGTCCTCCAGCGGCAGCTGTATTTCATAACTCTCTCTCGCCACCCAGGCGACAAAGCGCAGGTTCCGCACCACCATCTCGTCCCGCGCCTTCTTGTCTCCCCGGTATGCGCGTCGTGCCAGGCGCTTCTCGTCTTCGGGCTCGAGGAGGGCGTGGGTGAGTGCCTTTGTCATCGTTGCGTTCATCTTCTGGTTCATCGGTTTTCTCCATAAAACGCCAGCACTTCCTGGCTCATTCTGTTGGCGGCTATCTCGCAATACTTCTCTTCTATTTCGATGCCTATGGCCTTGCGGTTTAAGTCTTTAGCTGCCGCAAGTGTTGTTCCTGAGCCGCAGAAGGGGTCTAGTATCAAATTGTGTGGAGGGAAGAAAGCCGTAATAAGCAACTCTAATAGTTCTTGTGGTTTTTGGTGTGGCGTGGAGGCGTGTGTTACTCTGTCCATGATTATCACATCGGCTAAACATCTTCCATCTGGGTGTTTTTTGAAGGGCGCGAGTTTTTCCCGGTACCCCTCAAAAACCATGTAACCCTTCTCCCCCTCTTCCGTATGCTCACTGTAATCAATCCCCGGTCTTCGGTTAAAAAACCTCTCTTCTGCTGGGCACCACGATATATTGTAGTGTGACGTAAGGGGCAGATTGTTGCTTGTCCATCGGGGCAACTTGGGATAATGCCATACTATCTCCCTAAGCACTCGCCTCCCCAACACCTCCCGAACATCTGCCGTGAAGGGGGCTTGAGAAAAAACGAGGGATGCCCCACTATGTTCGGTCCACCCCAACGTATCCCTCATGGTATTATACATCGGGTCTAGTAAAAGACATCCAAACTTACCTGACCACTCCCTACAGTCCCCGTGGTAAATAGTCACCCAATCATCTTGGTAGTAGGGTGTCATTCCTCTGCCATCTTCAGGATACGGTCCATACCATCGTCGGTGGTCGGTGCGCTTCGGCACGGCTACGCCAACTTCGCTGAGATAGGTGAGGACATCCTTAATTCCCCATCCCCATTCGGTTAAGGGGTAGCGTGTCGTCAGGCCGTCGTTGATTTCGTCCTCTTTTCACTCGATGCCTTCTCTTTCTCCCTCGTCGGCGCGTAGCCCCACGTATCCGGTTACGGGCATGTTGTCCAGCAGCCACGCCTTGTAGGGCTCAATCTTGAGCATTCTAGTACAGAATCTTGCCCGCCAGTTGGGAATCATATTCTGCTCGATGATGATGCCCATAAGCGTCCTGTTGCCCACCCTCACCAAGGGGCTGTCGAGTATGGTTTCCAGCTTCTTCCAGTGGTCTTCCATCTCGGGCAGCTCGTTGCCCGTAGGGGTGATGAGGTAGGTGTATTCCCGTGGTTCCACTTCCTGCAGGCGTATCGCCATCGCTGTGGAGTCCTTGCCACCGGACAGGAGTACAACGTGCTTCATCGCAGTGCCTCTCTCCTCAAGTCCTCGGGTATTTGTAAAAATTTGGTGTCCAGCCACTCCATCAGCCGCTGCAGCCTCTCGTCCCGATCCTGCCCTGGCGGCAGGGCGTCGATGGCGTCAGACTCCTCCTCAGCACGTCGGACATAGTCTTTAGCGGTGGCAAGCGTCAAAAGGCCGGTGCCAAGTCCTCTTCCCCATACCTCGGCTCGAGGTCTTCGTAGGGCCGCATGTGCGTCTTGTATCTGTCGAATAGGAGGTGAAAAGTCTGGCGGGCATCCTCCCGTGTGGCGTGTTGCCCCCTCTTGTGTCGTATGGGCTCGGGTGCCGAGTTGTTGGCCTGGAACGTGAGCATATCCTGCTTCGCCTCTTCGTATCCGATGCCCCGGCTTACGGCATAGCCCTTGATGGCCCACACGTTGATGCCGTCATCCCAGCCTTCTATCATTTGCCCATCTCCATTATGCGTCTGCCTACCCATTCCGCGCATTGGGGGACTACGGCGTTGCCTAATCCTTTAAGTCGGTCCACCCGCTGGGGAACCCCATGAGCCACTCTACCCACGTTGGGTTCAGTGCGCCAGAAGTGTCCGAG